TTTTTTAGCGAAGATAATAAAAGTAATGACTGGTTAGGATTTTATTCTTATAAAGATAATGTTGTAGATCCAATTATTTTAGGTTCTTTTTCTATTTTTTCTTATCCAATGTCAACCTTAGTTGCAAAATCTCATTATTTATATGGTCAAGGTGTTCCGCTGTCCTCTGAAGTTATTGATAGTTATTATGGCGGAACTTCAGTAGAAATAGACTATTCTGTTGCAAAGTATAACAATAATAAAACTTACCCACTAAATCTTTCATGGGAGCAAGCAGATATTGATAATTTGCAAGCAACAAACTCTGTATTAACTGTTCCAGACTATTCTTTACCAACTTTAAATCTTGGTTCTAAAACATTGTTACAACTTGAATCTGATAACTATGCCATTCAAGATGATGGAGAGTTGTTTTTTTCATTAAATCCAAACTCTACATGGAATTCAATTAATACTTCGATCTATTTTAATAATTTAGCATTTGTTCCATCTTTAATTAATGCAATATACGGAGTGTTTGAGTTTACAACTTCTGCAACAGATCAAACATTAATGTGTTTATTTCAAGATGCAAATAACTATATAAAGGTTAGAAGACTTGCCAGCAATGCTAATATAAATTATATTTTTTGTTATAACGGAAATATAACAACTATTGGATCATTAGCAATCCCCGCACATGAGTTTGTTGCAGGCATTGAATTTAATAAACTATTAAGTAATAATATTTTAGGTCTTTCTCAATTTTTATCAAATCCATCTTCTTTAAAGTTATTTATTGGAAATGATTTAGATCAAAATAAATTTACTGGAAAAATATATACTTTAGGAATATCAACATTAAAAAATTCATTAGAAATAGATGATCATTTTGCAGCAAATGGAACGGCAAGTATAAATGCATATTCTTCTTTATTACCACATGTTGCAAGTTATACTCTATCACCCTTTGAAGAATATGGAAAATTCTTTTTAGATATTTCAGCATCAGGGTATTGGAGAGACTACCTGCCAATATCAGTTTTAACATCACAAGTACAAGATGGAAACGGTAATACAAAAAATGATTTAGACTATGTTCAGTTTAATATAGATTATCCATCTCCATCAGACACACCAAGTTCTGGTCAAACATATTGGACAAATTCTTCATTATCAAATACTTATGCTACATCTAATTCATCAATACGATCTTATATTGCATTTGATTATACTGCTAATGGATATTCTAAACCAGATGAAGATTATACAGACGTTGCAGCAAATCAATCTAGAGTTTTAGATTTAAATACAACAAGTTGGACTAATAAAAGATTTGAAATTGTTGATGGTTATTTAGTATATCCAGATAAACAAACAAATATTGAAAACATGTCTTTTATTTATTTTGTAAATTTTAAAGTTAAAAGTATATTAAAAAAGAATATATTTTTAAGAAAGTTAGAATTTGCTGGACGAACGTTAAATTATACATCAAATACTCCAATCGGAACAAAGTTTGGTATAGATGTTTTTCCATTTAAAAAGGTTGGATTTTATACAGACCATAAAGGTAAAAATCCAGTTTTAATAGACAAAGAAAACACTCCATATTTATATTTAACTAGAAAAACTGGTTTAGAGTTAAAAAATGGTACTAATGATTCTGAAAGAGGAATTTCTATTCCAGTATCTTCATCAAACGTAACCAAATATTCTTTAAGCGCTTTGCAAATGTTTCTTAGGTGTGATCTTTATGCATTTCCAGAAAGTCCAGTTAAAATATTTGAAATTAATTATAAAGATGACTCTTTAGATTTTTACATTGTTGCAAATTCTTCTACTGGAAAAAGAGGTTTAATTTTTTCAAAGTTAAGATCAACTGGAGAAGAATTTACAGATTTATCATATTACATTAATGGCAAATTTGTAGGTCAGCCAGTTTTAGATATTCAACAATGGTATGTTTTTGGTGTATCTTTTAATAGTTCATTAAGTTTTGATAATTATGCTGGAAACATTACACTAAAGTATTTGATGATGTTTAATAATATTTCTTTTTATCAAGGAACATCTTTGCAGGTTGTACAAAGACTTATTTTGAGAACCTGGCAAGAAACAGAAAATGAGCAAGCCAGTTGGCAGGCATGGGAAGATGAAGGCGACTGGAATAATGTATTGATTCGTTCAAAAGATTCTAGATACGTAGTAAATCCATCAGAAATATATAAAAATTATACTGGTTCAAGATCAATTATTATTGATGATCTTAGTGATGAGTTTAAGGTAGTGTCTAATGCCCTATCTATTTATCAAGACGCTAATTGGCAAGAATACATTATTACTCCAGCATAATATGGTATACTGGTGGTTATGAATAAACCAAAACCAGACAAACTTGGTAAATCAAAAATGAAATTGATTGAAAAAGGATATGACTGGGGCATGTATATATGGATTAAACCAAACGGAAAAGCATTTGGCGATGGTCACGGAAACCTTCTTAATATTCCAGCAATGCGTGGAGACTTGTCAAAAATGGCTGAATTAAGACGAGCAGCAGAATATTATGGCTGTGAAGGCGGTCATGCCGAGTTTCATCCTGGTATTAAAAGAGTTAGTGAGATGGAATACACAGAGCAATTATCTAGAATGCGCGAGGGGTTAATTCCAAACATGAACGATCTTGGTGCAGTTTATGATGCACAACAAACATTAAAGGTACATGGTGAAGAATAATGAATGAAGATTATATACTTGGTGCATCAATAAGTGATCCATTAGAAAAAGATGACACATTTAAAAAAAGTGACCCATTTAATAAATCTTGGGATGATTTAAAAGGTTTGGGAAATTTAGATCAAAATTTTAAAAGACGTACATCAAGAAATATAGGCAAAGTAGATACAGCAGCAACCGCATATCTTAATAGCGCTAATTCAAGTGCAGCAGGTATTGAAGATGCAAGGTCTAAGGCTATTAATCCAGGTGCCGTAATTAGAAACGGTTATGGTCTATTTGATGTTATTACACCACCATATAATCTTTATGAATTAGCAAATTATTATGATACTTCTTTTGCCAATCACGCAGCCATTGATGCTAAGGTAGAAAACGTTGTTGGTCTTGGATATGATTTTGTTGTTGGTTCACGTACAATGCTTAAACTTGAAAACGTTGAAGATGAAACTGCATTGGGTAGAGCAAGAAAACGTATTGAACGTGCAAAGATTGAAATGAAAGATTGGCTAGAAAGCCTAAATGATGACGACAGTTTTACAAAAACAATGGAAAAAATTTATGTAGATATGCAAGCAACTGGTAATGGCTATATGGAAATTGGTCGTACAGTAACTGGAGAGATTGGATATATCGGACACATTCCTGCAACTACAATCCGTGTTCGTAGATTAAGGGATGGCTATGTTCAAATCATTGGACCATCTGTAATTTACTTTAGAAATTTTGGGGCAAATAACGTAAACCCAATTACAACTGATCGTAGACCAAATGAAATTATTCATTTTAAACAATACTCACCATTAAATACATACTATGGCGTACCAGATATTATTGCTGCACTGCCAGCACTTGTTGGAGATCAATTAGCAACACAATACAACATTGATTATTTTGAAAACAAGGCTGTTCCAAGATATATTATTACACTTAAGGGTGCAAAGTTATCTGCTGATGCAGAAGATAAAATGTTTAGATTCTTGCAGACTGGATTAAAGTCTCAATCACATAGAACACTTTATATTCCGCTTCCTGGAGATAGCGAAAATAATAAAGTTGAGTTTAAGATGGATCCAATTGAAAATGGTATTCAAGAGGCTTCGTTTAATGAATACAGAATTAGAAATCGTGATGATATTTTGATTGCTCATCAAGTTCCTATTTCTAAACTTGGCGGAGCAGATAGCGGATCAATTGCTGCTGCTTTAGCACAAGATAGAACATTTAAGGAGCAGGTTGCTAGACCAGCACAACAAGAACTAGAAAAACTTATTAATAAAGTTGTTCGTGAAAAAACAGATATTCTTGAACTTAAATTCAACGAACTTACTCTTACTGATGAAATTGCACAGTCTCAGATTCTTGAACGCTATGTAAAGACTCAAGTTATGATGCCAAACGAGGCTAGAGAAGTTATTGGTTTGCCACAAAGACCAGATGGCGATGCTCCGTTTGAGATGTCCGCAAGACAGGCAACAGATGCTAGAGCAAATATTGCTGGAAATAGAGAAAGAGATTCTGAAAGAACAAATAATAATTCAGACTCTACTTCCACAATTTCTGGAAGAAATCCACAGG